TCGCGAGTCGTACAAGGTCGAAAAGTTCGGTAAGACTTTCTCCGTGACATGGGAAACTGTTGTCAACGACGACTTGGACGCAATCAGCCGAATCCCTGCAATGCATGGCAACGCAGCTCGTCGAATCCAGAACAAGAAGGTCTACGAAGTCTTGACCAGCAACCCAACTATGGGTGACGGTTTTGCATTGTTTTCGTCGTCCCACGTTTCAGGTGATAACACCCAGGGTGCAGGTGCTCCAGCGGTTGGTACGCTAAACACTGCGTTCGTCAAGATGATGTTGCAAAAAGGACTCAACAGCCAAACGGTTTTGAGTGTCGTTCCACGATACTTGATCGTTCCTGTTGCACTGTCTGCAACCGCTTTGGAACTGTTTAGCTCGCTGAGCTACAACGCAGCCAACAACAACGAAGGTGTTCGAAACATCTACGGCCCTGGTGGAGAACGTTCGTTGACTCCAATTATCGAACCAGTACTTGACGGTTCGAGTTCCGCAGCATGGTACTTGGCCGCAGATCCAGGACAGATCGATACCGTCGAATTGTCCTTCCTGTCCGGTGAAGAGTCTCCAGTTCTCGAAAACGAATGGGACTTTGACAAGGACTGCTACAAGTACAAGATCCGTCAAACTTTTGGCGTCAAAGCCATCGATTGGCGTGGTCTGTTGCGAGCTGGTGTCTAGTCGCTGACTTGATCCAAAACAGTTTGCCGGTTCTGTCAAAACCGGCTTTTTGCAGTACGCAACGTAGCGGAATGCGACGACCGTTGTTTCAAAATGAAAGATAAATCAAATGGCTGGTATTCAAGATTTTCAAGCATACGAAGACGACTTCCACGGAACTTCAGCGACGTTCCCATCGTCTGCAGATCCCGCAACTCCTTGGTTGATCGTTGATACCTCTGCTTCTGGTACACCGACCTACACACGAGGTACCAACGTGGCAACATTGACACTTGCGGCAACGAGCGAAGTTGAAAACGTTTGCTTGGCACACGGGGACGCTCTGGCATTCGACATCGACGACCTACTTAATATCGAAATGCGGGTTCGACTTGGCGTTACGATGACTACCGGAACCGAACTTGTTTTCGGTGTTGGTTCAGCACGAAACGACACGACCGACAGCGTTGCAGCGAACGCTTGGTTCAAGATGGTCGGAGCAAACTCGACAACTCTCGTCTACCTTGAAACAGACGACGGCGTTCGAGACAACGATGACATTTCGTCAGGGCAAACACTTGGGACCACGTTCAAAAAGTTCTTCATCGACTTCAGCAACAAGCGAGACGTAAAGTTCTTTATCGACGGAATCCGCGTTGCTGCTGCGACCACGTTCGACATGAGCGGTTATAGCTCTGGTCTTCAGCCGATGGTTCAGCTTCAAAAGGCCGCAAACACCAACGTGAACTCGGTTATTTTGGATTACGTGAAGATTAACGCACGACGTAGCTAGCCATGACATTGCACGACACGATCAAAGCAGACGCTGAGACTGTGTTCTGCAACGTTAGCGATTTCGCGGAGGTGGTAATCTACTACCCTCGGGAAGGTGATGCACGTGATATTGATGCAGTCGTTGTACGGCAAGCCTTGTCGCTACCGAACGAATACAGCGACTCAATCACACCAGTTTTCGAAGTCCACGTTTCCAATAACTCGGAGCGTGGAATCACTTCCGAGGAATTGAATCTTGGAGGAGACAGCCTTTTCTTTGCGGTTCGTGTTGGAGAGGAATCTTCTATGCGATCCATCACGCAACTGTTAGATCACGACGAAGGAATGTTGGTGCTCGAATGTCGGTAGGAGAGCTTCCAGTTGTTGAAAAGATTGCAAGGGAGTTGCTTCGTCGTCTCCGTTTGCTTCTCGGCAACGGAACCTACAACACCAAGGTAAAAGAAGTAGTTAGGCCAGCACGGTTGGAAAGCTACACACCGATGGATAGGCAGATCGTCTTATCTACGGACTCGATTGAAGCAGTTCCCGAGTTGATGTATCCAGGCAATCCTCCAGCGGTTGCAAAGAGAATAACATTTAACATCCATTGCAATCTACTCAACGACGAAAAGTGCTGTGAGCCAATTAATTACTTAGTTCACATGTTCGCTGCAGATGTTGAGCAAGTGATAACGGCAGACGATTCGACTTGGCACACGTTTGATGAAAACGCAATCGATGCCGAGTTTCTTTCGCACGTTCCGCACAATGCAGCGGGCGGCTTTGATGGCGTGACTGTTCCGATCGCGATCACATACCGCACGGACGAGAACAACCCTTACAACGTGAGGGCGTGATATGAAGATAGACATAAATTCGCAATCGCTAGCCGCAGTCAGAAAAACGATCGAAAGCCTTGGTGCGAACATCAAGAGAGAGCTAAACGTTGCTGTAAATAAGACAGCTAAGCAGGTAAAGATCAAAGCAGCACGTAAGCTAAAGAGCGTTATCCCAGTGCCTGTCAAGGTGCTGAAAAAAGCAATCGCAGTAAGCAAGAAATCTGACATTGCGAATCTGACTTCTGAGATCCTGATGATTCAAGGCTATCCGATTCCTTTGCGATACTTCGGAGCCAAGCAAACAAAGACTGGCGTGACGTATAAAAAGTCAGGGCCAGATAAAGGACGCGGGAACTTACCTGGAGCGTTCATGCTTCATGGTTACTTCCCAATGGTTTACAAGCGCCTGACGAAAAAGCGTTTTCCTCTTGCTAAACAAAACGGTCCAGCACCAAGCGAATACTACCAATCTGCAGGTGTTACAGACCTAGCTCTAGATACAGCTCGCGACCAACTGCCAAAGCAGATTAACGAGCGAATCAGATTTTTAACCTTAAAAGCTAAAGGCCAATTGAAAGGCAAACAGAAATGACACTACTGAAACGCAAACGAGTATTGGCCGCAAAGATCGAGGCGACACCAGGCACATTGGATTTATTTCTCGCAAGCACTCAATTCAATGTCTACAACCTCATCGCACAGCAAGAAATCGAGTTAGAGTCCCGCGAGGCTCAAGGCGGTTTCGGGATGCTCAATTCTGTTGTTGGTGGGTACAAAGGACGCATCACGTTCTCGGTAGACTTCTCTTGGGACGGCACTGCAACCGAACCAGCGTGGGCCGATACGTTCTTGCCAGCATGCGGCTGGGTAAAGTCTGGACAAGTATTCACGCCACGAACGGAAGTGCCAGGATCGAACGTCAAGACGTTATCTATGGCAATTTATCAAGACGGAGTTGTCAAAAGCATGGCTGGATGTGCTGGTACGTTCACGATGAACACCCCGACTGGACGAACAGCCGTTTTTAACTTTGACTTTCAAGGATTATGGCAGCCACCATCAGACGGAACTTTAGGTATTGCCCCGATATATCCAACGGCTAAGGGATTGCGTTACGCATCCTCTACAACGACATGGGCAGGAACTGCATTGTGTCTGGAAAACCTGACTCTCGATTCGGGCAACACGATCATTATGAAAGAGTGTGCGTCAACTGTCTCAGGCTACGATCACGCAATGATTACGAATCGAGTAGTTACCGTCACAGGCAATCCAGAATCGAAACTTGTAGCAACACAAGACAGATTCGGTCAGCATCTTGCCATGACGGAAGACGTTTTGACTTGGGGGCTAGACGGTCCAACAAATTCAGTCGCGACGTTCTCCGCACCAAAGGCTCAAATCATTTCAATCACGGAAGCAGATCGAAACATGCTCATCACTGACGAAATCACATGGCAATGCAACCGAAACGGAAGCAACATTGACCAAGAAATTTCTCTTACGTTTACCGCAGCTACCTAATGCCAGTTTTCCTAGAACCGGATCAGTCTTTTCCGATCGTACTCGATTGCGACAAAGACAAACCCAAGGAGTCACAACCGACATTCCTCGTCAGATCGCAATCCATGCGAGGACAGCGAGAAGTGTTACGCGTACTCGATGCAGCAACAGACGCAGCCAACGAATCGCTGACTGTAAACGAAATGTTCGAAATTACGATCACCATGCTTTGTAAAGTCATGGTCGGCTGGAGAAACATGGGGAGCCATCAGTTCAGCCGCGAAGCAATCGAAGACATCCTGAGCTTTAACGAAGCGCGAGAACTACTTCGCAAGGTTGCGTACAACCAAGCAGTTCAGCACGAAGAAAAAAAAAGCTAAGACTAGCGGCAATGATTCGACAGGGCTTGCTCTGTCGCAACTGCACAATCAAGACATGCAAGGATAAAGGTACTGAGAGTGAACCAATTACAGTCGAGTGCCCAACTTGCAACGGCAACGGATGCGATCAGTGTAGCGATGGCTCTCTCGATGTCGTTGGCTGTCCTAACGTGCAATGCGGGGATGTTGCCTACGTTGCTCGTCTTGCTGACTTGTTTGAAAAAGGCATGCCACCTATTGCTGGTGGTGCTCTTGACCAGTCGGCTTGGTTCCTCGATGCCGTCTCTTTCCTCCGATCCGACGAAGCACAATTAAGGGCGAAATCAGATGGCGAGTGAAAGCGTAAAAATCCTGATTGAAGCCGAGGATTTGGCGTCTGCCAAGATCGCTCAGGCGTCGCAGAAGATCGAACAGAACGTTAAGAACATTAAGAGCGTTGGCGACAAAGCAAAGAAGTCTACGGAGTTTCTTGGTTCTATAGCGGGCTTACTTGGTGGCTCGGAGATAGCTGGATTCGCAAGCCAATTCGCAGGACTAACAGAAAAGGTTAGTCAGTTTTCCGAAGTATCGAAAGCTGGTGGTGCGGGTGCTCTTGCGTTCAAAGCTGGTCTAGTCGCTGCTGCTGGTGCTATTGCTTTTTCTATCGGTAACGCAATCGGGAACGCAATCTTCCAAGTGGAGAAGTGGAACAAGGAGATTGAGAAAGCTACCGAGCGAGCCAACGAACTCAAACAGGCAATCGCTTCTGTAAATCAACTTCGTTTCGACGACAAGACGGTAGATATCGAACTGATTAGAGATCCAGAGGAAAAGAAAGCAGCATACCAGGATTTGCTTGCTGAGTTAAAAACAAACTTAGTCGGCGTTGAACAACAAGCGAAGCAAAGCGAAAAAGCAGCCAAGGAATGGGGAGAAGCTTGGCAAATAACTGGAGACAGAAAAGGATTCGCGAAGATGGCCGAAGAAGAGGCCAAGAACGATCGCGAACGACTGAAAGCACTTCAAGAGCAAGCGAAGGAAGTAGAGCGCATTCTTGGCATTGAAACGGAAAGAGAAGCAAAGCAAAAAGAAAACAAGTCAAAAGATTTTATAGATTCGTTGCGAGAACAACTTGCACTTGAAAAAGCAATCGGAGACCAGCGTTTTGAACTCGAAGCACAGAAGACCGCAGTTGGTGCAGACGTTGGCGTGGCTGCGGATTTGCTAAAGCAGATCGAGGCACAAAAGCAACTCGTCGAAGCCGACAAGAAAGCCGCACAAGAAAAAGAACAAAAGATCAAAGAGGAAGAAGCAAACCGCAAGCGCATCATCGATCTCATCGCTAACGAGAACACGAAGAACCAAGAGCGTCTTGTCCTGCTCAATAAAGGCACCGAAGCGGCGAAGGTATTCAGCCTCGTCCAGCAAGGTGTAGCACAAACCGAAGCGGAACGACTTGCCGCGGAATCCGAACGAATCAGCAAGCTAGAAAAAGACAAACAGAACCGAGAGGAAGTCAACAAAACTCTGATGCAGCCGCAAGAGGCTTTCCAGTCTCGTTTCCTAACTCGCGGTCCAATGTCAAATCCAAACGAGCGACTGGAAAAGGAAGCTGAGAAGCAAACCCGACTTCAGGAAGAACAAAAGAAACTATTGGAGTCGTTGCGTGAAAACACAAAGCCACGACCAGTCAACGTCAAAGATGTGCGATTGGAGGTAGTCGGTTAAATGCCAACAGTCAATCCAGCTATCAAGATGTGGTCGAACCAGTCTTCCAACGCAACGACATCCGAGAACTTCCGCAAGCTTGAAGTCACTTTCTCCGAGACGTACCAGATCACGACTTCCGCAGACGCGGGCGAGCTTGACGTTTACACGCAGGCCGGATTGCCTGGAGTGGCTCAACCCTACCCAGGATTCCCGTTCGTTGTCGCAGAGGGTGCGCAACTCCAGCGAGTGTCTCCGATATTCTGGCTGGCCACAATTGAATACCGTGGAGAGATTGGAGGCATCGCACAAACGAGCGGAGGCAGCGAGCCATCGAATCCTACGTCTCCACTCTACGCACCTCCACGCATCACATGGGACGATGTGGAAACCTCAGAAGACATCGACGTTGACTTCGACGGAGATCCGATCACCAACACCGCAGGGCAACCCGTAAAAGGTGTTAAAGCTTTGTTCTCCGATCAGTTGCTGACGGTAACGCGCAACTTCTTGGTATTCAACACCTACACGCAAGCAGTCTACAGGAGATCGGTAAACTCCGACACGTTCCTAGGTTGGCCACCAGGCACCTGTAAACTGATGAAGTTGTCAGCACAGAACGTTATCACGCAATCCGCAGGTGGAAACGAGCCATCCTTTGGCTACTGGACCGTTACGGGTGTCTTTCAATTTAGATTTCCGTACAACACGACACCGGATAAAGCTTGGTACGCTCGATACGTCAGCATGGGCCTAAAGCAACGGGACAGCGCTGGAAAGCTTGTGGAAGTCACAGACGATAACAATCACGTGACGACT